GGACAGCATGTTGATTGCTTCCCGACCAGACCGCCCAAACACGTCCATTGCCAGAGCCGTCTTGGTGGTAGGGTCTGCGATGCTATCCAGCGCAGCCGCAATCTTTTCAAACTGAGCATCTGGGGTCAGTCCTTGCAGGTCCGAAATGGACAGGCCAAGGCGGGCAAAGGCGTCTACCTGCGCTTGAGTCCCATCATTTAACTCGGAAATGTTGCGCTGCATTAGCCCAAGCATAGCCGATAGCTTGCCTGTCTCAATGCCAGCCTCGCCCGCGACCAGCGTCATTTTTTGAAACGCCTCGGTCGTAAGCCCAAGGCTGCGCGCTTGTTTTGTCAACACGTCGATGTTTGCAAGTGACGCTTTGGTCAATGCAATCATGCCCGTAGCAAGAGCAAGAGCCGCACCAGCGGCGGCTACGCCTGCGGCCTTGGCAAATGTGGACAGCTTGGCGTCAACCCCGCTCATGCCCTTGTCAAAGCCCGCAGTGTCCGCACCAATCTTAACTTTGATTTCAGGCGTAGCCATTGGCGATCCATTCCCGCAATTCATTATCTTGGTCCGGGCTTAATCCGAAGCTGGATTTGTCCGGGGCCGCTCGCATCTCAAATTCAAGCAATGTTTCGGGCAGCGTCATTTCCCAGAACTCGCTTGGCTGTATGCCGTAAGATCGAGCCGCACCATAGAAAGCATTCCAATCAAGCGGGGCGATTACTCCGCCGTTGTCGTCCCCGCCCCTGCGTCCTTTTTTGGCGCGTCGTCCTTCACCTCTGGCATAACGCAAGAGCAAATCAGCGCGGTATATTCCGCCAATTGCTTAGGGTCCGACATAGACATGAATTGGCCCAGCGCGTCATCTTCCGTGACTTTGCCGCCTGCGTCATTGATCAATTCAGCCAGCACAAAGGATAGGTCATAAAAGCCCGATCCCAAAGCTGTTGCACGGTAAAACACCGCAACCAAGTTGAAGGCCGGATCTTCGCGCCGCCCCTTCATCTCAATTCGCCGCAGAACCTTGTTTGATGGTGTCACTACATAGTCAACGCCACCAAACGGAATGCTTATTTCACGGAATACTGCCATTATGCAGCCGTAAAGGTTACGGTGCCGCTGCTTTCAAAGCTGGCAGAAAACCGCGCGGTGTCCGCGCCTTCTTCGCCGGAAGCTTCAAACGACGTGATGCAAAAATCACCGGCGTAGGTGCCAAGACCTGTGATCACAAACGTCATAGCGTGGGTGCCAATCGTGGGGCTGTTTGCGGCGACCAGCAAAACGCTCCCGTCGAGATGCCCAGAGCAAGACATCGACATCGAGAACGTGCCCAATTCAGCCAGATATTGCCGGATGCCAGCGTCATCTTTGTCGGTGGCGTCAATCGGTTCGCGGTTGATTGTAATTGCGTCAGACATTGCGCCCGCTACGTCCGTGGTACCAAGTTGCACCCGAACTTTTCTACCTGCTAGTTTTGCCATTGTGCATATCTCCTATGCGGTTTGAAACGTTATAACATAACCGTTAAGTTATTGCTAGAACTCGGAACGACAGCCGCCCGCGCCGAGTAATGCCGTCAGGGTCGCGCTCAAATGTCATATCTTCAATCTGAGTTGTGACATGGCCCGTTACTGCAAGCGCATGCCGGTGCAGCGCATCATAAACCGCCTTCGCAATGACTTTGCCCTGGGTCGAATTGACCCGACTCCATACGTCAATCTGCACAAGGCTGTTTTGCCCCGTCGCGGTTTTGTCGTCGTATTCCGTCGATGCCGGAAATGACATTGTAACAAATGGAAAGAAAGCCGGATCGCCCGCGTCGGTCACCTGCGGCACCCATTCGTTAAAGATCGCTGTGACGCCATAGCTTGATGTCAACAGGCTTGTGATGCCCGCCACATTGAGGCGAGCATAGATGGCCGCTTGCAATTCAACAGGGTTCATTTTGCGGCCTTTCTGATTGCTGTCTCAATCCGCTTTTGCAGTTTGGGCGCGGCGGCCTCAACCGCTGGCGTCCAGCTTGGGCGGGGCTTTATGCGCGTGGTGCCAAATTCCAAATAGGAGGCGTAGGCCAGCCGACTGCCGACGACTGCCGACAGCTTGCCGGATTGCGTGAAATATGTAGATGACGCAAGTGTTCCGGTGTCGGTTGCTGGCGCTTGGCCGGGCGCGCTTGCAGTGTGACTGACATTTCCGCGCGTGTATGTGCGGCCGCTTTTAGGCCCACGCTGGATGCGCTTCTTAACGTCGCTTATGACCTCCAGCGCCGTTGCCTTGACAGCATTGGCCACGCCTTGTTCTGCTTCTTTGCCGATCCGCTTGATTTCGGCCTTGACCCTATCCAGTCCCTCTATTTGTAATTCGATCATACAGCCACCCCGCCATCGACCGAGATGAGAAGGAACTTGTCCGCAAACTCAAGATTGTCCAAAAATGTGATGTTGTGCCGCCTGCCCCGGATCACAACGCTGTCACTGTCACGCAGCCCGTCAACATAGCGCACCGTTACTTTAAGAACCACCACCGCATCCGTGCGCTGCACTTGGCCGCGCTCCATGCCGCTTGCAGCCTTCACCCGCGCGCGCGTGGGCGAGCCTGTGATGGTTGCCCACGCGCCGGGCAGTATGTCGCCATTGACGTTGCTTGCCGCGCCTTGGCGCTGGAATGCAACTGCCGTGGCAAGCATGCCTGCCGTGATGTCGCAACACTTCATATCCGCACCACTTTATAGCGCCCAACAAGGGACGCCGCGCCGCTTTCCTGATACGCATCGCCCGCGTCACACCCGTCGCCCCGGTGCGAATACATATAGCCCACCAGCGCCTTTATTGCGCGCTTTATGGGGCCGGGAACGGTTGACGCCGTGGTACCATAGCCCGAAGTGTACTGCACTTGTATGGCGTTGCTATTGCGTAGGGCGATGGGCCATGTTGACCCTGTGCGCAGCGTCAGCCTGCCGGGATTGCTGTAGGTGTCCACGTCAAAGATTTGGGCAATGTTTACCACCACGCCCACGTTATCATCTCCGAACACTGTCACGGTGTCGACCGTTTGAAGCGGCCATACAGGCAACTCCAGGCTTTGATTGCGCCCGTGCAATTCAGAAATTGCAGTTTGCTTGACCCCATCCCACCATGGCGTGCCACCGTCAGGCCACCGATCCAGAGACAAGCGCCACGATTGAGTGATCAACGCAATGCCGCTGATGTGTTCAACAAATTCGCGCGCATCTGCAATCATATCGGTCAACATTGCGTCGTCTGCCGTACCGTCAACCACTAAAATTGCTTTGATTTCGGATAGCGTTACAGGCTCAACCGTGGGGGCTGTTTCAATGACAGATCCACGATAATATGCAATGCGATCAGCGGCGCGCAGGCTCATTTAAGGCCCCGCTTTGTTTCAAGTTTGGGCGTTACCTTGGTTTCCTCTACAGGATTGAAACCGGCCCCATCCTCCAGCGCCATTGCAGCCGCTTGGCCCGTCAATGTGTCACCAGCCTTATATTCAATCGTCGTATGCCCTTCAGGGGCGCACCGATAATCTTGATGCAGGATTACTTGCATGGTGTCTCCTATGCTTTGGAAAGGGGCCAGTTGCCCAGCCCCTCGCAAAGATTAGGCCACCGGCGCGCGGTGCGGATTGCCCGCAACGATCACAACCGAAACCGCAACAGACGTGCCGCTGTTCAGCGTGGCAACAGCCCGCACATAACGCTTGCCGCCGATATAGCCGACATCGGTGGTGGTGCCGGTCAGCAGCACAGCCGCAAAAGCACCGATGCGATCATCTGCAACGGTGTCGGCAAATGTGCTGTTGTCGTCGCTGTCTTGCAGCTTGATTGTCATGTTGCCTGATCCAGCAATAGCGCCGACAGCCACAACAGCCACAGCGCTGTCAAAACCGCGCAGGTCAACACCCGCGCCGTTGGTAGTCCCTGCCGAAATGACTGCAGGGGCAATGCTTGGCGATACGCCAATATTAGAGGATAGATCACGCATCGGGGTTCTCCTATCATGCGTTTGAATGGAGGCGGGACAGTCTGCCCCGCCCGATGGTCTTAGACTGCGAACTCAATCAGCTTGATAGCTTCAAAATTCACAACATCGCCGCCGACGCGCTTGGTCGTGTAAAACTCAACGTAAGGCTTGGCGCTGAAGGGGTCGCGCAAGATCCGAACACCGAGGCGATCAACAATCTGATAAGCCGCGCGCATGTCACCGACCGCAATGGAAAGCGATCCGGTAGCAGGGTTTGGCATATCCTCAAACGCGGCCACGGCATAGCCCAGAACCGTTGCAGGCTGACCCGCTGCAATGCCTGGAGCCCAGAGATAAGAGCCGTCGCTGTCCTTCAGCTTGCGCACCGCCTTGGTGGTTGCGCGGTTCATAAACCACGAGGCGTTGGCGCGGTACGGGCCTTTCAGACCATACAGCGCGTCAATCAGAACGTCGCCACCAGCGGGCGCAGCGGCAAAGCCACCGTTCACACCAGTTTTCACGCGCTCAATCGTGCCGGGCAGCGTGGTGCCGTTGATGTATGAAAGGAAGCCGCGCGGCTTTTCCACCCCATCGCCTGCCACAAACGCGGCGTTCTCGGACAGCGCAAACTCAAGCGCAACCTTGCCAGCCAGCCAGGCCTCCATATCAATTGCCGCATCGTCCAACAGCTTTTGGGAAGCCTTGGGCTTTGCAGACAATTCGTGAGTCGGGATGCGGTATTTGCCCAACTCAGGTGTAGATGTTTCGGTGCGGGCGGCTGTCTCGCCAACCCACACTGCACCGGCGCGCTGCAAGTCGAACAGGCCTTCAAGCGCGTCCGAACTGATCACCTGCACAGAGGCATAGGCGCGCATCGGGGAGGTTTCGTCAACCTTCTTGACGATCTGGCCCGACATATCGGCATAAACAACATAGCCGCCCGTAGCGTCGCCGCCAACGGAAAGCGCTTTGCGCTGGTCCATAGACAGCGCGTCCATCCCTTTGCGCACATAAATGCCGTGCGCTTCTTTGTATTCTGCCATGGATTTTGCAGTCATATCAAACGGGCGCTGGCCGTATGCGCTGGACGTAACGTTTGCCCAATCTTGGGCTTTGGCGTCCAGATCAACCACGTTGCCGTTCTGATCGGTGGTCACACGCTGCGAACGCTTGACGGCAAGAACAGCCTCATCGGCAGTCTTTTGCGCCTTGTCCATATCGGCCTCGATCTTGGCGATCTTGGCGTCCAGCAATGGGTCGGCTGCACCTTTGGATTCGATCTCCTTCAAGCGCAGATCGTTGGCTTCTTTGTAGGCGGTAAAGCCCACGTTAATGGCATCAACTGCCGATTTGATTTCCTCAGACATGGAATGCTCCTTTGAGATTTTCCAGAGATTGCAAAAGGGCTTTCGCCCCGATATCTTCATCCAAACCAGCATCCCGCAGGCCCTTGAAGCCGTGCAGCGAAACCGCTGTGGCCTCCTTGCGGCTGTATCCTGCATCCCGCAGGAAAGCCTCAAATTCTCTTTCGGTCGTAATCGACTTGACCGCCGTGACCGTAGCAACTGGCAGCATTGGATTGGTTACAATGCTGATCTCGTGCAATTCGATTTCAGTCAACTTGCGCACCCGACCCCCGGCTTCTGCCATGGCCTCAACAACGCGGTAGCCGATAGACAGCCCATCAATAGCGCCAGCACGCAGCAGTGCCATTGTTTCGCGGCCTTTCTGCACGTCCTTGAGCAATCTGCCCCGAACGAATAGCCCGCGATCATCTTCCCGGACCTCATCAAACACGCCGATAGGGTCAGACATGGAATGCTGCCAGAGCATCTTGACCTTGCGCCCGGATCCAAGCGACTTTGCAAACGCGCCCTTTGCCACAACGTCCATGCCAAGGTCTACAACGTCAAACACCGAAGCGTAGCCCTCAAAGCTGCCGTCTTCGTCAGGCTCGCGCTTCAATTCAAATGCCGCGTTTTTGGTTTGCATATTCATGCGCTGCCCTCATGGTTTGCAAAGGTTATAACATAACGCTGCAAACTTGCAAAGGGGCTGTTAGTCGTCAACAATAAACCCGGTTGTGCAGCGGCAATTTATGACTTCGGCCGCACTCCCTCCGGGGTCGCCCGGATACATCAGGGCTTCGCCCCCAACATCAAAGGCTTCGTCTTGAGCCACGATCTGACCGTTGGCCAGTGCATGGCTTTCCCGCGTGCGTTCGTCTTCGGCACTTATCCATTCTTTGCGCAGCCGCAGCCCGGTTTCCGCCGCGGCACTTACCGATCCGTAATTTGCCGCGCCATGTACTTCGGTGCGGGCGATCATCCCGGCCCGATAGCCTGACATGCTGGGGATTAGGTCGCGGATATACCCCGCAACGCCCGATTGACCTAGACCATCATCAAAGCCGCGCGCCACGGCGCTGACGATTTGTTGCCGTGTTGTGTCGGATACGTTGGTGATCCGCTGCCGCATCATCTCGCTGTTGATGTAGCCCAGCGCCAGCCGCGTCATGGTTTCGGCAAAGCCTTTGGTTTCCAGTGCCTGCCCAGATGCCTTGCCCTGATCGAGTATGCGAATGCCGAACGCCATAACCGTTGCAATCGCCATTGCCTGATATATTGCGCTGAGGTTTTCCACATGGTCGCGCGGCGGCATTGTTTCGCCGGTCAGCGCAAACCGTTCCGCCATTTCCAGCATTGCCCGCGCAATTTCGCGCCGGATCCGCAACTCAAACGGGCGTTCAATCCGCTGCATGATCAGCACTTGACGGCGCTGTTCCCTGCGCGGGTTTTGGTCAAGTAGCCTTCGGGCCATACATAATTGCTTTCATGGCTGCGGGGTCAATTTGCAATGGCGGCGCAATAGGCTCCGACGCCATGGATAGCGGAATGCCGGACGACTGCACCAGCAACACATCGCCGCCGTCAATGGGTTCGTACCCCTTCATGGCGCGCCTCTCATTGATCGTTAGGTCGGTTGCCTTGTCTGCCATGTCCCACATTACCTTGCGCTTTTCAGCAATTGCAGGAATCTGGTCATAATCCGGCCGCAACTCAACGCCCTGAGGTTTTGCAAGCCACGCGTTCCAATCCGCCGCGATCAATTCGACCAAAGGAATGACTGTATCTTCCCAAAACGCTAGCCGGGCCTCCGCATAGTTGGCGTAAGTGTTATCGCCGGGAATGCCAATCAGTTGCGGGGGAACGCCAAGAGCAAGCGCCACGTCTCGCGCGCTGCTGTATTTGGTTTCAATGATCTGCATATCAATTGGCGACATGCCCATTTGTTCCCATTTCAAACCGCCCTCCAGCAGCATCGGGCGGCCAGCGTTGCGCGATCCAGTGTATTGATCGTCAATCTGCGCCTTGAGCCTGTGGAATTGATCGTCGGACAGGTCTTTATCGTCTTTTGTGGTCAAAGCCCCGGAAGGCCGCGCGCTGTTTTGCAATAGCGCCTGCATCCATTTCATTGCTTCATTGTTTTGATCGACAGCATATGCGCCCGCCTCAATAGCGCTTTGACCATACCAGTCGTTTAGCGGATTGAATGACTTCATATGCCGAATATCGCTATCCATGCTTGTAGGGTCTATGTCAAACCGAACACAACGCCCAGCAACTTTATATTCAAACGCAATTGGGAAGCCGTTTGCGCCCGGTATTACTTTCATACGGTCGGGCCGAAGCTGATACAATTCACGCACGGTTCCGCCAATTGTAACACGCTCTTCATAACCATTGCCCGCTATCATGTAATAGCCGACCTTTGCCGCCATATAATCCGGTCCCGATTGCATTGGGTTAGGCCGCGCCAGTAGATCAAGGATTGGGTGCGCTTCCAATTCCTGCTTTCCGCGAAAGATGTTAAATTTCACCGAAGACGCAGCGTCCGCAATCTTGTTGATTGCAGCATATGCCGTCACGTTCTTGGCATAGCCTTCATCCGCAAAGGCTGCATAGTCGCGCCCAGACCAAACGGGTTGACCGGGCGTCATAACCAGCGCTGCGCCTGTCTGACTCTGCTTTGTTTCGCGCTTGCCAAATAAATTTAAGAATTTCATGTATCCACCGCCATTGCTTTGATGAACGTCTCATCCATCCGCTCGTCGTCATACCCAAGCGCAAACCCAAGCATCTGCATATCTTGACTGGTGCGCCGCCACGTCACGGCGTTGTCAACCACCTGACGCAATGCCCAGTTGTTTGGGAAGCTGTCGATGAATGCGTCGAGGCGGGCTACTTCAGCCTTGCCCAGAGCCAAGCGGCCCTGCAATCTGGTGCAAACCATTCCGGCTCGTAACTCGTCCGTTGTGAGTGTCCGCACTTCCCATTTCCGCACCCATTCACCATCCACCTGCGTAAACGCCTCGGACAGTGTGGCGCGCTGATTTTCGTCAAGGGCAGGGCGATCCATATCACGGAACGGGTATACCCCGTATTCCGCCAAGGTTTCATCTGGTACGTCCTTGGTAAACGAGACTTGCGGATTGTCACGGCGTAGCTGTCCCAATGTGTATTTGGCTGGGGTGCCGTTTGTGATTTTGATATACATGTGGTTACTCCTTACGCAGTTTCGTACTGGTAAACCCTATTGGTTGTCCCAAGGGCGTATATTTTTGAGTCTTCATCACTAATGCTAACACTTCTAATGCCCGTCATTTGCCCACTAAGCGAAAGGCTATCTACGTCAGAGCTTGCAGTGGAAATGTCCCAAGCAGTTGAAAGATTTTTAAGAAAAACATCTGTTCCTACTGCATGTATTAGCTGTGACCCGTTGGCTGAAAAATCGAAGGCTAACCCTATGCTTAAAGAAACCCCATCATACGTTGCAGTGCTGGGGTCAAATGCCGTCCCTAATGAATACTGATACACTGTTGTTGATGCATGTAAGTAAACGTACATTTTATAGCCATCTAGGGATACCTTGACATTAAGGGGTGTGGTGCCTTGGGCCGCACTGCTAAATGAGGGACCAGCTACTACACTCGTTATATCATAGGCGGTTCCTAGATTAATACCTCTTATATTATTGGTTGCATAATCTGTGAAATATAACCACTCTCCAGAATTAGATATATACCCGCCATAGGGATACTTACTTGTGTTTATGCCGTTGACTGAAACTGCCGTAGATATGTCCCAAGCAGTTGCTACACCATATCTTGATATGCGCCCATAAAAATTGTTAAACCACCCCGTCAGATACAAGTGCAGCCCGTTCGAACTAACGGAAATGCCTACATGAGTATGAGAAGCAACAGCTACGCTTTTGCCGGAATACGCGAATGAAGATAGGGATAAGCCGCCACCGGGTGCAGCGCCGCCGATCCCACCAGCCCCCCTGCTATGCCAACCCGCCAACATCAGGAACCATTTCCGACAAGCGCGCCGTAGAGAACGCTTGAAACTTTCCAGAGGCTTATGACCGTGAAGCCGGTTGTCGCCAGTGTCGGTGCAACCCCGCCGCCGTTTACCCACGTCACGCTGGGCCAAGTGATCGTAAACGCTGTGCCATCATTGACCATTATCAGGATGCTCTCCCCGTTCACAAGACTGTCTGTTGGGGTGCTGTTCCCTGATAAAGTCCATGTCTGGATTGTGCCGTTTGCAGGCTCAAGCGCGGGCGTTGTGCCGGTTAGGGCAAAGATGTCCTCGACGACCGATCCCGTCAGCGTTGGGTTGCTGATTGCGGGTGAAGTGAGAACATCTTCGCGCGCCATTGCCTGATACGTGCCAATCGTCTTTGCAACGGCCAATTTGTCTTCATCGGTTATGACATAAATCTGCCCGATCAAAAGACCATCAGCAGTGGCCAACGTATTTAGGTCAGCGCGGGTTCCGCGTTTGTGCTGTACGTCTGGCATTTAGAATGTTCCGCAGTCTACCGTTTCAACAGCCAATGTGACAAAAGCGTTGCCAGCATCTTTGGTCATAGCCATTGATGTGTTCATGCGCAGGATGCCGTCAGTGCCGTCAGTGCCAAAGATAAAGCCGGCTGTGCCACCGTCAACAACAGAGACTTTCTCATCAGACGATCCCGCAGGGATGTTAAGCGCAGTCTTAAACGAGTTAAACGTGATCCGCTTTTCTTTTACACCAGTGGCACTAGCGTCATGCATGATGAGAAGGTCGGCCGCCCCGTCAACAGAAGCAAGCGCGTCAAGAGCATCAATGGCTGGAACGACGGGAACCATTGTCGTTGCGTCGGTCGGAAAGTGCGCCGTTTGCCGGTCTGTTGTGACAAATATCTGACCGGGCAAAAGAGCCGACGATGGTAGGTTGGCAAAAAGTCCGCGTTTCTGCTGTACTGATGGCATGGTGTAATCCTTTATGATCTAATTGAAAGTTCCGAGGTCTAGCGCGCCGTTTACAAACAGCCCCGCCGCGCTTGTGGTTAAGAGATTGCCCGCCTGCGGGTCGATAGTAACTCCTGAACCCCCGCCGCCTGTAACCCATCCCGTATTGTAGTCTGTGTCGTTGATCTTAGCCAAGACCTGACCTGTGGTGCCGCCATCTGGAACGCCAACGCCGGGCGGCCCTTGCAGACCAACAGTCACAACGACAGGTGCCGCGGCTTGCTGGATTACAACAACAGTCATCGCGTGACCTCTTTGCTCAGGATTACGCTACCCTCAAGCCACCGAGCGGCACTGGTCGCACTGGTCACAAATTCCAGATCGTAAACGCCATCTGTCAGGATTGCGGCCGTTTCCGTTGCGGTCAGCGCCATAGTCACAACGCCAGTTGCGCCGCCGAATGTCAGCCGCCCGTTGGCAGTGGTCATGTCCATAATAATGTCAGAGGATGCCAGAGTCTGGCGAATCTGCATGCGCCCGGTCAGCCCCGTCAGATCGACAGGCGTTCCGCCCGCTGTTTGCAAAAACGTCACCTCTTGCAAAAAATCGGAACCTTGGTAGATTTTCAGATCAACGCGCGCCGGGACAACTGTCATCATTTCACCATGCAGAAATGATAAGATTTTTACGTGGCATTGGAAAACTCCTGTGGCTTTGATGCGTTATAACATAACGCCTTGGATTGTGCTATAGCGCGCGCACGCGGGGCGCACCGACGGATTTGATCATTGGGCCAATAGCGTAGCGTAGCGCGTCGATATAGTGGTTGTGCGCATCAACCACCGTCCGCAGAATGTCGCCGGTGTTCCGATCAACCTTGTAGCTGTAGAGCCTGAACTCGCGCGCGGTGTTTGGACAATCGGGATGGATCACCACCCTTTCGTAAGCCCGTATATGCCCGATGCCGTCTTCCACCGATCCGGGCCACTTATCCACGGCAATGATCTGCGGCAGCCCATGGCGGCGTAGATAGCTGATGCTCTCCGGCCTGGCGCTGTCTGCCCTTATCGTGTGCTGTTCGATGTCGGGGATGCTGGACGCCATGAATGTTGATGTGTCGTCCAATTCCAGCTTTACTTTGCCAGCCTCGCGCCTGACGTAAAGCGTGCGGCCCTTGATGTATGCCTGCACCGCCACGCTTGGGTCGTTTGCAAAGCCAAAGTCTAGCCCGTGATACGGCCCCTGCCAATCGGGCGCAGGTTCAAATTCCTCAACCGCAAACCTGCCGCCGAATATCTGCGCATCGGTCAAGGTCAGGAACGCGCCTTCCCAAACGTGGTCGTAGGTATCGGCACGCAATCGCTGATCTTCAAGCCGCTGCAAATTTAGTACATTGGGAAACCATGGATTATCTTGCCAGTTGACGTTGGTTACAATGCAATCACTGGCCGCATCGTCAATAAACCGCCGATGCGTGGCGCTTTCGCTACTTTCTGGATTATAGGTTAGCCAGTTTTCCGCAGTCCAGCCCGGTCCTTCCTCGCGGATTGTTGGGATAAGTTTGCGCCATGCCACTTCGGACACGTTTTCCGCCTCATCGGTCCAGTTGCCAATGATGCGGGCTTTTGATTTGATGCTGTCAAGGTTATGCCGCAGTCCTGCAAAGGCGTATGATATCCTACGATTCTTTGTGCGGATATACTTTTCGCCTATTTCAAAATAATCGGCAAGCCACGCCTCCGAAAGAATTGCAGCCTTGATTTCTTCCATGCTGGACTCGTCCAAGCTGTTAAGATGCTCACGGCTTGCGAGGAACACGCCCTCCACACCCATCTCGGCAAGCTGGTATATTCTCAGCCCGGTCCGCAACGCAATCGCCCTTGTCTTGCCTCCACCGCGCCCGCCCTTAAAAACCCGCGTTC